CTTTCATTTTTCTCCCCCCGGGCCAATGACAACGGATGATCATGGAAGGGGGCGGCGCCATGGGCTCCGTCGAGGACGCCGTGCGCAGCGACGTCGAGCAGCTCGGCGACCTGGTCGGTGTGGAGCCGTCGCTGACCGAGCTGGCCTTCACGCTGGCCGCCCGCATCGACGGTGCGGCGAGCACCGAGTGCGAGACGTGCGGGGAGCCGATCGCCCAGGACGACCGCCTCCTCCCCCAGTTGACCCGCGAGCTCCGGCAGACGCTCGCCCAGCTGCTGGAGGGGCGGGCCGCTGACGATGACGACGACCTCGGAGACCTGGGCTCCCCCGACTGAGTTCGCCGAGGATCTGTTCGAGCGGTACGGGCTGACGTGCCCGCCGCGCTGGGGGACGCCGCGGCATCCGGACCGGAAGTCGCTCGGGCCGAAGCTGTGGAAGGTCATGACCCGGCTCGGGGCGCCGCCGATGCCCTGGCAGAAGTACGTCAGTGACGTGGCCCTGGAGATCGACCCGGAGACCGGGCTGTTCGCGCACCGCGAGGTGGGGCTGTCCGTCTCCCGGCAGCAGGGCAAGACGGAGCTGACGCTGGGCGCGCAGGTGCACCGGGCGATGGCGTGGCCGCGGCAGAACATCGTCTACGCCGCGCAGACCCGGGGCATGGCGCGGCAGCGGTGGGAGGACGAGTTCTGGGAGAAGATCTCCAGCTCGGACCTGGCCCGGTACGCGCGGATCCGGAAGAGCAACGGCAACGAGGCGATCCTCTTTCCGGGCAAGCGCTCGCGCATGGGGATCACGGCCAACACCGAGAAGGCCGGCCACGGTCCGCCGCTGGACCTGGGTTTCATCGACGAGGCGTTCGCGCACGAAGACGATCGCCTCGAGCAGGCCTTCTCCCCGGCGATGCTGACCCGGGCCATGGCGCAGCTGTGGTGGGCGTCGGCAGGTGGCACGACTAAGAGCGTGTGGCTGAACAAGAAGCGGGAGAAGGGCCGCGAGCTGATCGAGGCCCTGTTCGCTGCGCTCGCCGAGGACCAGGCCGCGCCCCGGCCGCGGGCCTGCTACTTCGAGTGGTACGCGCCGGAGGACATGGACCGGGCGGACCCGGCGACGTGGCGGGCGACGCTGCCGGCGCTCGGCTACACGGTGACAGAGGAGATCATCGCTGCCGAGTTGGAGAAGCTGGACCCGGGCGAGTTCGACCGGGCCTACCTGAACCGCACCAGGAAGCCGGCCCCGCCGTCCGACCCGAATGTGCCCAAGGGTGCGTGGCCGGGGCTGGTCGACGCTGGCAGTAAGCCGGTGCCTTCCAAGGTGGCGTTGGCGCTGGACGTGTCGAAGGACCGGAAGCGGGCGGCGATCGCAGCCGCGTCGCTGCGGCCCGACGGCAGCGTGCACGTGGAGGTCGTGGCGCACCGGCCGGGAACGGACTGGGTGGTCCCGGCCATGGTGAAGCTGCACCGGTTGTGGAAGCCGGTCGCGGTCGCCGTCGCCTCGGCCGGGGCGCCGGCCGGTTCGCTCATCGACGACCTGGCGGCTGCGGGCATCGAGTCACCGAAGGACAAGGCGAAACCTCAGCGCGGTGACCTGGCCGTGATGCGGACCGGTGACATCACGGAGGCATGCGGGCAGCTGGCCGACGCCATGAACCAGGGCACGGTGCGGCACATCGACCAGGTGCCGCTCACGGCCGCGGTGAACGGCGCGCGCACGCGCCGCAACGGGGACGCCTGGACGCTGGACCGCACCGCGTCGCTGGTCGACATCAGCCCGCTGTGCGCGGTCACCTTCGCCCGGTGGGCGCTGCTCGTGCGGGGGCCGCAAGTCGAGGAGGGCTACGACCCGATGGCGAACATCTTCTGAGAGGCGTGGTCATGGCAAAGCGCGGACGAGGGCGGGCAGTAGCCGGCCGGGCCGCAGAGGTCGCAGGGTTCTGCCTGCGTGCGGGGCCCGGACTTTTCGGTCCTCTCCTCGTTGCGTATGGGCTGTGGCTGGCGTGGGCGCCGCTGGGGTTTGTATCGCTGGGGGCGTTCCTGCTGCTGGCGGATCGGAGGATGCCGTGAGCGTGTGGTGGCGCAGCCGCGATCCGGCTGCAGGACGGCGGCCGCAGCGTGACGGGGAGCTGTCGCTGGACCAGGTCCTCTCTCTGTTCAAGACGTCCCGCTCCTACGCGGACGTCGACCTGTCGAAAGCTGAGTCGTCGCTGCAGGCGGTTGCCGTGTGGTCGGCCTGCGACCTCATCGCGTCAATCGTCTCGGAACTCCCGGTCGGTGTCTTTCGCGGGCAAGGGGAGGACGCGAAGAAGCTGGCCACGCCGTGGTGGCTGGAGGACCCGGACGGGTCCGGGCACGGACTGCCGGACTGGCGATACCAGGCGGTGATGTCGTGGCTGCTGCGCGGCAACGTCTTCGGCGACGAACTCCAGCGGGCCACGGCCGGCTTCCGGCAGCAGGTGCGGCTGTTCCATCCGGACGAGATCTCGGGCTGGATGGAAGACGGCGAGGTGCGGTGGGCGGTCAACGGCCAGCAGGTCACCGACAACCGGACGTTCCTGCACCGGCGCGTCAACCCGCTGCCCGGTGTGGTGCTGGGCATGTCCCCGGTCCGGCTGCACGCTACGACGATCGGCCTGCAACTCACCGGCGCCCGCTTCGGATTGCAGTGGTTCCAGGATGGGGCGCATCCCTCGGCGATCCTGAAGAACACCGAGGTAACCCTGGACGACGGTCACGTGCGAACGGCGAAGGACCGGTTCCTCGCCGCCCTGCGCGGCAGCCGCGAGCCGGTCGTGTTCGGCAAGGGCTGGGAGTACGAGACCATCCAGGTCGCGCCGGAGGAGTCGCAGTTCCTCCAGACCCAGGGCTACTCGGCTGCGGAGTGCGCCCGCATCTTCGGCCCCGGCATCGCCGAGATCCTCGGCTACGAGACCGGCGGCAGCATGACCTACGCGAACATCCAGGACCGCGAGCTGACGCTGCTGAAGTTCTCGATCGGCAAGTGGATCCGGCGCATGGAACGGTTGCTGTCCGAGTTCCTGCCGCGCCCCCAGTACGTGAAGTTGAACCGGGATGCGCTGCTGGAGACGAACACTCTGCAGCGGTACCAGGCGCACGCGTCCGCGCTCTCGAACAACTGGGAAACGATCAACGAGGTGCGGCGGCTGGAGGAGCTCCCGCCCGTGCCGTGGGGCGACGCCCCGTTCACCCCGGGGCCCGCGCCGGCGGACACCGATGACGCTCAGGCAGAGGAGTGACCATGGCCGCGATCCGCGGACTGAAGCTGATCCGTGGCGCCGCGATGGCGCCGACCCTGGCCAAGGCCCGGGCCGACGTCGACGTGGTCGACGCCGACGACACCGCCACAGCCGACGACACCGGCGACGTGATGACGGTGGAGTTCTCCCGGTTCGACACCTGGTACGAGATCGACTCCTGGTGGGAGGGCCGCTTCCTGGAGAAGACCGCGCGCGGCTCGTTCAAGCGGACCATCAAGGCGCTGGGACCCAGCGGGGTGAAGGTCCTGTTCAACCACGGCCGCGACATGCAGATCGACCAGAAGAGCCTCGGTGTCGCCACGGTCCTCGAGGAACGGGAGTCCTCCCCGTACATGGAGGTGCCGCTGCTGGACACCTCCTACAACCGGGACCTGATCCCCGGTCTGCGTGCCGGCGCCTACGGCAGTTCGTTCATGTTCGAGGTCGTGCGCGAGGACTGGAACCACGATCCGGGCGTGTCCGACCACAACCCCGACGGGCTGCCCGAGCGGACCATCAAGGAGATCCGCCTGTTCGAGGCGGGCCCGGTCACCTGGCCGGCCAACCCCGACGCGACCGCCGGCCTTCGCTCGACACGGTCGGGTGTGGACTGGCTGATGGACTCGCTGCGCGAGCGGGACCAGGACCAGGTCGAAGAACTGCAGCGCAGCTTCGCAGCTTTCCGGGCGATGCACGGACTCAGCACCCCCTCCGAGGAGGGGCCCGCTGCCCGGCAGCGTCCCAACCCGAAGACCCCGGCACCCGGCGCCGAGCCGGCCCGCCACGTCGACGGACTCTCCGCGGCGGCACGACGCCGCCGCATGACCCTACTCGGCGTGAAGAGGTAGAGACGATGACGAAGAAGCGTGAAGAGGACGAGCCCGCGTTCGAGCGGGCGAAGGATCTGAAGGCGGCCACCGAGCGCGTCGGTCAGATCCACGAAGAGATGGAGGTGATCGACAGCGAGGCCGGGGGCGAGGATCTCGACGAAACCGCGCAGCGCAGCTGGGACGGCCTGGAAGCGGAGCTGAAGTTCCGCGAGGGTGAGGTCCGTGCGTTCGAGCGGTCCGAGCGTCTGCGGGCCTCCCGCGAGCGCTGGTCCTCCACGCAGTTCACCTCGCAGAACGACCCGTTCGCGGACGACCCGCGGTCCCTGTCCGGCCGCGCGGTCTACGACCGGTCCATGGCCGTGGTCGACTCCTCGCTCGGTGGCCGCCACCTGCGCGACGACCAGAAGCAGCAGGTGCAGCACGTACTGCGGACGCAGACCGGGGACACGAACGGCGAGCTGGTCGGCCGTCTGCTGCTGGCCACGGAGAACCCGCACTACCGCAGCGCGTTCCAGAAGATCGCCGCCAGCCAGACGCCGATCTTCACCCCGGAGGAGTCGCGGGCGATCGAGCAGGTGCAGCTCATCAAGCGCGCAATGTCCATCGGTGTCGACGCCTCGGGCGGCTTCGCGGTGCCGGTGCTGATCGACCCGACGATCATCCTGACGGCGCAGGGATCCGAGAACGACATCCTGCGCCTGGCCCGGGTGGAGACCATCACGAACGACACCTGGCGCGGCCTGTCCAGCGCAGGCGTGTCGTGGTCGTTCAAGTCGGAGGGGGCCGCGGCTGCGGACAACTCGCCGACCATCGCGCAGCCCGAGGTTCCGACGCACCGTGCGGACGGCTTCATCCCGTTCTCCATCGAGATCGGCATGGACTGGCCCGGCTTCGCCGAGCAGATGTCCATGCTCCTCGCCGAGGGCTACGACGAGCTCCTCGCCGAGAAGCTCACCACCGGCACCTCCGGCAGCAACGAGCCGAACGGTCTCGTGACCGCGCTGGACGCGCTGACGAGCCCGGCGAACATCGAGCTGACCACCGCCGGCGTGGTCGGCGCCGTGGACATCTACGACCTGTGGAACCAGCTGCCGCAGAAGTACCGGCGCAGGGGATCGGCGGCGTGGCTGTCGTCGACGGACGTGCAGAACACGATCCGCCAGCTGGGCACGACCGACCCGAACTTCACCGTGGACATCACCCAGGAGGCGATCCCGCGGCTGTTCGGCAAGGAGTACCCGATGAACGACTTCATGCAGGACAGCCCGTCCGGCACTGGAGTCCAGCCGCTCCTCGTCGTGGGTGACTTCAAGGGCTACCTGGTGGCGCAGCGCGCGGGCATGACGGTGGAGTTCATCCCGCAGCTGTTCGACGTGACGAACAACCGGCCGACCGGGCAGCGCGGATGGTTCGCGTGGGCCCGCGTCGGCGCGGGTGTCGTCGACAACAACGCGTTCCGGCTGCTCGTCAACCGGTCCGCGTAGCTCGCCTCCGGGCCGCCGCGTACTCAGCCTGCGCGGCGGCCCGGACAACTCCCTGGCTGAGAGGAGACGATCGTGAAGTACGCCAACTGCTCGGGTGCGGTCCGCTGGTCCGGAGGACTCCAGGTCCTCAAGCCGGGCCAGTCCATCGCCGACGACCACCCCCTGGTCCGCGAGCGGCCGGACCTGTTCACCGACGCCGCCCCGGAGCCGGACATCAAGATGCCGGCCACGCCGTCGCGGGGTATCGAGCGCGCCACCCGCGCGCCCGGCGAGACCCGCGGCACCGCAAGCTCCCGCACCCCCCGGCAGAGCAAGGGCAAGGGCGGGCAGGAGTGAGCGACGTACCATCCTCTACGACGGAGCACGCCCGCGCGGATCACGCGGGCGTCACCGCCGGCCCGCGCGAACCTGTGCTCCCAGGAGGGGTTGAACCCCGGGCCGGCACCAGCACCGGGGACGGGCTCGTGCAGGTGGCCTACCTGCACCCGCACGAGGTGTCGCATTCGTGGCACGAGTCGATGATGCGGCTGGTCATGTACGACCAGCTGAACGAGGGGCGCATCATCGGCACCGGCGGCCCCTTCATGATCTCCTGCGGCAGCGGCTCCCTGGTGGAGTCCCGCAACATGGTCATGACCCGGTGGCTCGACGAGACCCCGCACGAGTGGCTGTGGTTCGTCGACACCGACATGGGCTTCGACCCGGACACCGTGGAGCGGCTCGTCCAGGCGGCCGACCCCGCCGCTCGGCCGGTGGTCGGCGGGCTGTGCTTCGCCGCCCGGGAGACCCACTACGACGGCATGGGCGGGCGCCGCATCATGCCCGTGCCGACCATCTACAACCCGGCGCACGACCCCGACGGGAACGTCGGCTTCGCCACCCGCTGGGAGTACCCGGACAACGCGCTGATCCAGGTCGCCGGGACCGGCGCGGCCTGCCTGCTCATCCACCGCTCGGCAGCCGAGAAGGTCCGCGCCGAGCACGGCGACACCTGGTTCGACCGTGTCCGCTACGGCGACGGGCGCTGGGTGTCCGAGGACCTGTCCTTCTGCTGGCGGCTGTCCACGCTGCAGCTCCCGGTGTTCGTCCACACCGGTGTGAAGACCACGCACCACAAGCACATGTGGCTGTCCGAGGCGGATTACGTCCCGCCCCCACGGCAGGCAGGAGGCAGTGGTGGCCAATGAGTACGGCGACCTGGCCGACCTGAAAGCGAAGCTGGAGATCCCGGCCGACGACGACTCCCGCGACAGCCTCCTGACCAAGGCGCTGGCGGCCGCATCACGCGGCATCGACCGGGCCGTCGGCGGCCGGCGATTCTGGCTCGACCCGGAGCCCGTGCAGCGGACGTTCAACCCGAACGGCCGCACGGTGCGCAAGCCGGACGGTGAGCTGCTCCTCGTCGACGACATCGGCAGCCTGACGGGACTGACCGTCGAAGTGGGCCGGGGGACGGCGTTCACCACGGTTACCGGCTACGAGACCAGCCCGGACAACGCTTTGCTGGACGGCAAGCCCATCGAAGGGCTGCTCTTCCTCGGCAGCATCTGGGGGGCCGCCGGGGCGCGCGTCAGGGTGACCGCCCGCTTCGGCTGGCCGGAGGTCCCGGACGACATCGCCGAGGCCTGCCTCATCCAGGCGGCCCGCCTGTACAAGCGCAAAGACTCCCCCGAGGGCGTCATGGGATCCGCCGAGTGGGGCGTCGTGCGCCTGTCCCGCCGGGACCCCGACGTGTGGAACCTGATCGAGCCCTACCGGCGCGACGGTTTCGGATAGGAGACGCCGTGCAGATCTCCGAGGTACGTGACGCGATCGCGGACGCGGCGCGCGTAGTCGTCCTGCCCGCCGGCATCGGCAAGCTGAAGTGCACCGGCTACGTGCCCGACTCGATCGTCGCCCCGTGCTTCTTCGTCGGCGAGGTTGAGGTCAACTTCGACAAGGCGATGGGCCGGAAGCTGGACGAGCTGCTGTTCACCTGCCGGGTGCTGGCCGGGCGGGCGGATGACCGGTCCTCGCAGCGCATCCTTGACGCGCTGCTGTCCGGGTCGGGCGTGGCCTCGCTGAAGGCGGCGATCGAGGCGGCCCGCGGCGGGCCTGGCGAGTACGC